TATTACGGCGGTCGCGATTACGATAAAAATAACAATCTTTCCGATCAACCCTTTAAAGCCGACCTCACTAGAAAGTGTTTTCGTATAGATCGCTTTTAATACGCCGGTCACATAATCTAGGACTACAAGCATAACCAATGCTTTTATCATCACGTCCCAACCTCCTAACCACTGGCATAAAAAACCGCCGACGATACCACCGACGATACTCACAGTGTTAAACCATTTTTCAATTTCAATCATTTTACTTTTACCTCCTTATATAATTTGTTTCCACGCTCCGTAAGTAATTTCAGTTTTATTCGACATAACGCTACGAATATAAATCTGAGCATTATAACTCATATAAATCTGAATTAAATACGAGTATGCGCCTACTTTAAGAGTAGTTACATTAGGTTCTAATATAGATATTACGTATAACGATCCGGCCATTTTGCAAGGCATATTTTGTATATTAGCCGTATAACTTGTTAACGTAATAATATATTTACCGACAGTTACTAAATCGTTAAAATCTCCGGATTGATAAACGGTACCTCCTAACGATTTATTTAAAAATATATTTAAAAATATCTCGAGTCCATAAGGCTCCTCGGATACTTTACCAAATGACAGACCCTTACCGCTTTTATTAAAATCTATAAGAGTAAACTCCGTACTAACATCATAATTTAATGAGGTACTATTAAACGGATCCGCTATTGTTAATCTAAACGTATACTGATAGTTAGGATCAATATTATCTAGCGTTATCGTTGTATCGATAGTAACTGTGGTATCTGAGATCGAATACGTAGTATAACTGTTATCAGACTTTTTCTTATATTCGAGTTTATAGTTAGGAGTATTACCGGTTATATCGGTAATACCACCCTTAATTACTACAGTTACATTAGATCCAGTCGTACGATCTACTCTAAACGTTGTAATATAAGGCTTGCTATAATCAACTACGGTAATTGTTTTAGACGCTGATCCGGTACGGCCTCGACTATCTGTTACGGTAGCCGTAATCGTCATAGCTCCGGCGGTAGTTAAGTAATCAGTCTCTACGCTATTCGTGTTATACGTATTACCATTAGCCTTTACGACGTAAGACGCTATCGTAGATCCGGACGCTCCGGCTCCGGTAGCTTTAATATTTAACTTACTTAAACCCTTAACGTATACTCCTAACTTATCGGCTATCTCAGTTACGACCTCGGATACGTTGAGAGTAACCGTCGGCTTTATACTGTCCGGTACTTTTAACGTCATAGTTAACGTTTTAGTACCCACTACAGTAGTACCGTTATACGTAGTACACGTAACAGTACAAACGCTAGAGATTTTATCCGGGATCTGAGACGCTAAGTTAGGTACCTCCCAGGATTTAGAGGTAGTTATATCGTTACCGATAGTACCTGTAGATCCCTCGAAAGAATACGTTAGCGTATGGGTAAAATCGCTAGAGGCTCTATCTAACGTAAACGTGACGGATTCGCCCATATTTACAGAGGTACTTGATACTTTCGGCATTGTGGCTCTCGGTATAGTGTCGAGAGTTAACGACGTGCTTACAGTACCGGTACCCAACGTAGTACCGGAGACGTTAAACTTACCGCTAATGGATATAGCCTTATAAGTACCGTCTGCGTTATGTGTTAACGTTTTAGTGATTGTTGCTATCGTCTTACTACTACCTACCGATATACTTGTAATATCAAAGTTGTAATTACCGCTCTTAGTAGTACCGTCCACTGTAAAACTATATGGCGTACTAGCTTTATGAGTCGTGGTACCGCTCTTAAGTCGCTTTACTTTTAGATAGACAGTTAAACTTGTCGAATTGTTGGTTATGTCTTGCGTATAAGACCACTCAGCAATTAATGAGGCGCAACTAGCTGTTGAGCCGTTAAAAGATCCTGTTTTAGATCCGGTTGTAGCCATGTCGCCACCTCCTTAGATTTTTTTAAATGATAAGTTACCATTGGTTCTAGGTATAAAAGCAAAATTACCGATAATAATACGATCCAATACCTCAGCCTCAGTAATATATAATTTATTATCAGATATATAAGCTACCTCGATAGTATCGTTATACATAAACGATATACGACCGTTAGCGTATATCGTTTTTAATTTATTATTGGTTTCTCCAAGTACGATATTACCGTCGATAAATTTTATATACTTAGCGATTTCGGTAAGACTACGGTTAATATCTCCGTTTTCTTCTGTGATACGATCATTTACCGTTTTAAACTGTATACTTAGATCCTCAGCAGTCTGTTTAAACTGGGTAGATACCGACTCTTTATATTCTCCCATATCTGTAATAGTTACATAATTTTTAATCATGTTCTGAGTTTTATCCTCAGAGTTTTCGATTTGCTCATTAACGTACGTTTGAGTTTGAGATATAATATCTCCGGTTTTTATAGTAACGATGTCTCCTAGTTCTTTACGGATAATATCTACTCTAGTCGTATTGTTTTTAATGTTATCACTTAAGTAACTACTTTTTTCTAACCCTAAAGTTATAGTGGAGTTAACGGGATCCGATAGATTCATGCTATACGATGTTAATAAAATTTTATCGTCGATACCGTGAGGTTTACTGTATACTCGCACGTAATCCCCCAACTTAAAAGCCTCGATAGTCTCGTCTGCTAAATGTAAATCCACGGCTTTAATTGTTAACTTATTAGTTAATTTAACTTTATCACTTAAATATGCTTTAGCTTTAGTTAATAAGTTACTTGGTAAAGTTACATCATTCCAGGTTACTACCTCATAAATACGACCATATACCGCTACGGCGTCCGGATCATATATATAATCTATGCCGTCGTTAACGCTCGTAATATTTACAGTTTCGCCGGTCTCCTCATTTTTGGCTCCATATGGAATAATACACGTAGCTAGAGTATCCGCTTTACACTCGTTTTCTAAATCCAGTAAATTTACGCTAAAAGCTATGTCCTGGGTAGACACGTCCGTATAGTCGGCCAGGTAATCAATATAGTTACCGTCCGCCTCGTATCTTATAGAGATATAACCTCCTAATTTTTCTATTAGCTTACTGTTAATCTCACTCCATGTTGTAGGATTTTCACTAGAGGCTCTAGTGATATAATCGTTATTATCTTTCACCGTAACCGTACCTAGTTTAAATCTCTGTTGACTATCCACCTGTTCGTTATGTTGATCTATTAAAAACTTTAGATAATCCTCCGGGGATCCTGTAAAACTGTAGGATCTTACGATCGAGTCATTGAAATAACCCAATACGCCCTCGATTTCTATTTGTTTCGTCTTACGAAAGTCCTCCGTAACTCCGTATACTCTACCTTTTAATAGGATTCTATTATCCTGGTATATCGTAATAATACTTTTCATTTTTACAAAACTATCATAATAACTATGCCCTGGTAACAATGAAAAAGAGGCGGATCCTACTTTATTTACTTCTAAGTTAACGGTAGGTTTAAGTAACCTTTTATCGTTATCATTAGGAGTCCACAAAGGGTTATCGTCGATATAAATACTAAACATTATATTTTCGCCTCCCTGTATTGTATTGTTAATACTCCGGATCCACTTACTGTTAACGTATTGGATCCAGTTTTTAACTCTAAGTCGTTAATAACATATTTACCAGTATTTAAAGTATAAGTATTATTACCGATCATAATTTTAGCCGTATCGCTAACCTCTACTGTAGGAGATACTCTCACGCCACTGTTAGTAATTACAATATCTTTACTATCAGTGGACAACGCCGTAGAAACCGTGGTAAACTCTAAATTCTCTCTAAAAGGATTAGCGTTAACTTCTAATACGATCGTCAATAACGTGTTATTCCAGGTCGTATCTACGTTAACCTCACCCTCGTAGTAATAATTGGGAGTATCGTCGTCTATGATTTTAACGGTTTCTCCATGATAAGTATTAAACAGATCCGCCACCTCTAACAGATCCTCTCTACTTCCAGTACCTAGATACTGAAATTTAAGGGATCTATTTTTATAAGTAACTCCACCTGTTAACCCTTTAGTAAGGTTGAGTAAACCGTTACGTCCCGGTACCTCTACTAAATAGGACTGTATCTCCGGAGCGCCGATCTCTTTAACCTCCTGTACTAAATCCAAGTCGTCTCCTGTATGAATACGATCGTTATCTTTAATAATTGTAATACCTCTCATGGTTTACCACCCCCTTACTACTTTATTATTTTTATCATTTAGTGCATTATCTACGCTATCGACTCCAACTACTACAGGTCTATCCATAACCCTAAGAGCGTCCGGATAATAACTACTCATAAGGCCGATAACTTGATCTAACTTACGCTCTAAAGCCTGGTTACGATCTATTACGGCCTCCCTTACGTATTTCTGTAATACGTCGATAGGAGCTACTGCCTCCGGTCCGTCCTCGCCTACTCCCTGGTATCCTAAACGAGTATCGAAAATAGTAGGCTTTTTAAAGATCGCTCCGAGTTTATTCCAGGATACATGGAAAGACGGTAACGTTCCTTTACCACCAATACCCCACGGAGCGGATCCACCCGATACGCTAACACGAGGTAAACTTAAATGTAATTTAGGTCTAATACCGTTAAATATACCGCTTACTTTACTACGAATACTACTAACAACACCGCTTACTGTACTTTTAGCTGAGTTGATCGGACCTGTAATAGCTGATTTAATACTTTTCCACGCGCTAGTAGTTGCTGATTTAATACCGTTCCATGCGCTCGACACGGTAGATTTAATACTCTTAACTACTGAGGATACTGTACTCTTTACAGCGTTAATCGGAGTAGAAACCGCTGTTTTTATAGCGTTCCATACCGTAGAGGTTACGGACTTAATACCGTTCCATGCTGTAGTAATTACAGATTTAATCGCGTTCGATACCTTAGTAACGACGGATTTAATAGCGTTAAAAACTGTCGTAATAGTGGTTTTAATACCGTTAACTATTGGTGTGATAGCGTTCTTAATACCGTTCCATGCTGTAGTAGTTGCCCTTTTAATGGCGTTCCATACTGTAGTTACTACGCTCTTAATAGCGTTAAAAACAGTTTTAAATAGTGTCAAGTACCCGTTAATAATAGGGACTAAAATATTCATAATGATTGCAAAACCGACCATAAGAATTGTTTTAATAGCATTAACAGCCGTACTTACTACGGTCTTTATGCCGTCCCATATAGTTACAAATACTGTTTTGATACCATTTAATATTGACGATACGTTACTTTTAAGTGTCGTAAACGCGTTAGGTATCGTCTCTGTAAAGAATGTTACTAAAGCACTGACAACATTACTAACAACCTCTTTAACGGCGTTAAATGCGTTATTAACGATCTCTCTAAATTTCTCACAATGATTGTAAGCGTAAATAAGACCGGCTACGAGACTGGCTATAAGTGCTACAATTAAGATAATCGGATTAGCCATAAGGACCGCCCATAATGCTCTAGCACCGGCGATAATACCATTTACCGCGGTTACAATCATAGGCGCCAATGTCATAACTGTACCTATCGCCGTTAACACTTTTCCTATAGCGATCAATAACGGACCAATCGAGGCAACAACTGCTAAAATAACAAGTATTATAGTTCTTTGTGTGCTATTCATAGAATTTAATTTATCTACAAACCCTTGGATCGCGCTAACAACTCCTCGGATCATCGGCATAAGCATTTCACCGAACGAGATAGCTAACTCCTCTAACTGAGATTTTAAGATAGTTAACTGTCCGGACAAATTGTCGTTCATTGTGTCGGCCATTTCTTTAGCGCAACCTGTACTATTATTAATAGCTGTATTCAGTTTTTCCACATCTTTAGGACCGGCGTTAATAACTGATAACATACCGGCCGTAGCCTCTTTACCGAAAATAGTAGCGACTGCGCTAGTTTTTTCAGCCTCAGATAATCCACCTAAACTACTACGTAAATTATCGACAACCTGGTTCCATGATTTCATAGATCCGTCGCTGTTTGTAATAGATATACCGTACTTATCCATAGCCTGTTGCATGGCGTTAGTTGGTTTAGCGAGGTTAATCATAGCCGTTTTAAGGGAGGTACCGGCCTGGGATCCTTTTACTCCGGCGTTAGCCATAAGTCCTAAAGATTCGGTAATATCTTCAAGTGAGTAACCCATAGCGCCGGCGGTACTTGCACAATATTTATAACTTTCACCTAATAAAGATACATTAGTATTGGCATTACTGGACGCGGAGGCCATAACGTCAGCCATACGTCCGGAGTCTTTCGCTGATAAGCCAAAAGCTGTTAAACCATCCGTTAAAATATCGGACGTCTTAGCGAGATCTTCTCCTGACGCACTCGCGAGATTCATAACCCCGGCGATACCGTCTAACATATCGCTAGTTTTCCAACCGGCCATAGCCATATAAGACATGGCGTTAGCACTTTCTGAGGCGCTAAATTTAGTTTGAGCGCCCATTTCTCTAGCCTTAGATCTTAACGCCTCGAGATCTTTTCCGGTTGCTCCGGAGATCGCGGATACATTACTCATAGAGGAGTCAAAGTCCGCGGTAGTTTTAATCGCTACGGCTCCAATACCGCCAATCGCTCCGGTAATCGGTAACATTTTCTTACCGACGTCCTCAAACTTACCACCAATATTTTTTATTTTTTCGCCTACCTGAGCGATTTTCTGAGCGCCTACAGAGCCAAATTCTTTTTGCTGATCTGTAAGAGTTTTTAATTTTTGATCTGTTAAAGCTATCTCTCTTTGTAGATTACGATACTCCTCCTCTGTCATTTCGATTTCGCCAGAGTCGACTTTTCTAAGGACCTCGTTAAGAGCCTCTTGTTTTTTCTTTGTCTCCTCGATTGATTTCTTTAAAAGATCCGCTTTTTGTTTAAGGAGGGTAACATTACCCGGATCAAATTTTAAAAGACTGTTTACACCTTTTAACTCTGATTGTAAAGATTTCGATTGTGTCGTAGCCTCTTTTAAGGATCGTCCTAACTCGGTAGTATCGCCTCCAATTTTTACAGTGATACCTTTAATACCTCCGGCCATAGGTTAACCCTCCTTTTTAAATTTACTACGTAACGCCTCTCGATCTGGCTCAGTCTGTTCTAATCTCCACGCGTTATTAAGGTACTCCTCTCCTTTTTCAGTTTGAGACATACGATATATAAACGCGTCTCGTCTTAAAATTAAATAATCCAGGAAATCTAACTCCTGGACTTGTAATATATTAAGACCTGTATACTGAGCGACTAAATGCTCCCAGGTCGTAGTTATCGTATATTTATGGCCCTTACTATCTTCTGTTGAGGGATAATAAGGGAGTTTTAGTTTTTTACACTTGTTACCTCTGTGATAAAGTTCATATAAGCGTTGAAAAAGATCATAATATCTTCAAAGTCGAAAATCTCCTCGAGAAATTCTTTAGAGATTTTAACACCGCCTTTATTACGACTCATAACTTTAGCACAAGCACTGTATAATTCGTCTGTATTATCTACGTTAGCGTCCTCCTCGCTAATAGTTTCAAGTCCGGCCTGTAAAAGTACAAGATCGTCCATAATCGCCTTAGTAGGCGTACCGATCATAATAGTAGTGTTATTCTCGTCGGCGAGAGTAACTGTAAGATACGTCTTTTTTACCTTGTTAAAATTTAATGCTTTCATGTTATTACCTCCATATACAAAATAAGAGGCGTCGGATTATTTTCTTTCGCCTCTTATTTTCATCGTGTTATAAATTAACCCTCGGTAGTAGTCATTTCCTCAATGTACTGGATAAGAGTACCCTCGTCGTCCTGTGGGAGACACTTAAACTCGGCGTCGATAACGGTCTCTTTATCTTTAGCAAAGGCAAGACTAAATCCGCCCTGGTTTACTCCACGAATTACGATCCAAACGTCACCGTCGACCTTATCCTCATGATGAAAACAAATAGCGTAAGACTTACCGTCATGATTGCCTACGCCACCAATTTTGACAGTACGGATACCGCCCTCCTCTGTAATTCTTGCGGTACTACATAACTGTTTAAGAGTCTTACCATTCCAAGTCATTACACCAGACTTAAGAGTAGCCTCCTCCTCTGTGATAATAGTTTTACAAGCCTTACCGGTATCGTCTTTAGCGTCGTACCATGTACCCTTATACTCGAGAGTAGCTCCACCCTGGATACGTCCCAGGAGATCACTCACTGCGTTAAACTCTGTATAGGCCGGAAATGTGCCGGTATACTCTTTAATCATAAGATCGCCGGATCCAAGAGTAATAACCTCGGCGTCTCTATTCTTCTTAGTAGCCATTTTACTACCTCCTTAATTTTTCTATAAAATCGAAATCGTACGTCACCTGGTAGAGTTTCTCCTCCTGGATCCAGTAACGATCCCCTTTTTCGTATTCAAGTCCGAACGAGTCGAGCGTATTCTCGATACGTTCCTCAGCTCCCGGATCCGGAGTAGCCGAGTATAACTCGATCGTGTAACTATGCTCCTTAAGTAGGTTAGCACCGTCAGCACCTCTACCCGTAAAGGAGTCTAAATAAACCGCGTACGTCGATCTCGGAGGATTTAAAAACCTCGTTTCTTTAAAGGTTTTATCCTCTACGAAACCGGCGCCGGTTAAGATCTTCTTAACCATTTTGTATTACCTCCTCTACAGCTTTAACGTACTCCTCTAATATTGGATCGCTCGCGTTTTTAATAAAGTGAGTACCGGCTACACGCCCTCCGTCTCTCGTAGCGTGGCCGTTTTCTAGCAAGTGAGAGAGTCGATACTCGGAGCCTTTAACATACCACGTATACTCAGCTCCAAAATTATCGTTTCTTGTTTGCTTACTAGATATACTTTTATAGTATTTCGGTCTGTGCTTAGGAGCCGTCGCTTTGGTCTCCTTTACTAATCGATCCATACTCTCTTTAGCCTTTTGTTTTGTACCGTCTATAACGACTTTATTATAATTTTCGAGAGTAGTCCTTATCTCCTCGCTTAACTGATCTACGGTTACGGTACTCAATACGATACTCCCAGGATCTTAACGGTTTTATGATTTAACATATAATCGTCGTAATCCTCGATCGCAAACGGTACACCCTGGTAAACAATGCGGTACGCCTGTAAATTAAGACTGATATCCTCGAGATCTGCGAAATATCTCATCTCAAAAGTAAGATTTTTCTTAGTACGAGTAGATCCGGCGCCTAAATATTGATCGTCGGATTTTGCCTTATTTATAGAGGCGTGTACCTTATATACGTCCTCCCAGGTTTCCGTAGTTTCGTTAATTCTTTGGATAGAGATCGGTCGATCAAATAGTCTACTCATTCGATCCCCTCCTCAACTCGAGGCGTAATTGTAAGGACAAGTCCTCTACCAATCTACGAGTATTTCCGGAGACGGTAGAGGTTAATCCTCGATTATCGTAAAGATCGGCTACCAGGAGTAAGGCTAACTCCTTAGATTTAGGATCCTCGATTGGATAATTTTCTCCAATCGATCCTTTAAGGTAAGCGTCGGCGGTTTTAATTGCTCTCTCAATATTGGTAATAACCATATCGTCTGAGTAATCGATACCCAGGTACGCGAGTACCTCGTCTACACTTACCACGCTAATAGTATCGCTCATAGCCGGCGCCCTCCTTTACTTATTTTCCGGTTGATGATGTGGCCGGAGTAGTATCGATACATCCGTAATAATAAGCGTCCTTATCTAACTCTTTATAGTCGTCTCTAAGGATTGCTCTAATAAGAGTCATATTCATAGCGAACGCGTTAAAATCGCCGATAGTAGCCACGTTAGAGGCCATAAGAGACATAGACTGGCGGTTATACTTTCTAATACCGGCCTTAAGATCTCCGATAATAAACGGTACCTTAGCACCATTAGACGCAAAACCTTTGTTAGGTTTAACGGATACAGGTACAACCACGGTGCCACATCTTAACTGTAACTTAGCGGAGTCTGTAGGATCTGGATTAAGGAGAGGTCTACCGTTAGCGTCTACTAAAGTATCGAGATACTGTAAACCGTCGTCGTTAGTGATGATCTTAGCACCAGACTTATAAGCCTGTCCCAGGATTACGTTAACGATTTTCTTAATACCGTTAAGACCGTCCTTAATCTCAGTAATACCAGGAGTAGTCTCGTATGTACCATTTCCTTTAGGGTTTTTATGTGCGCCAAGAATAGCCATGATCTTAGCGTTAGCGGTAGCAATATTCGCACGACCTAACCACTCCGTTACAATACCCATGATATTAGCGTCGGAGTCGTTTACCAGATCGTTAGGTACAGGCATAAATCCGGCTCTATCCTTGATATTGTAATTAATACGCTCAAACTTAGGAGCTGTAATTTCTGTTTCGATACTTCCGTTCTCGTTAAGATCTACGAAAGCGTCCGTATCACCCTTTTTCTGATAAGTACGAGCGCCCTTAGTAGTAGATACGTTCTCCTCAGAAATTTCAGCAAGGAAAGACGCCTCAGCCTCAGGCCATGTATTTACCTTAGTCTGAATATCTTCCGGTACGGTATAACCTCCGTCCTCGTCTGTTGTTCCACTAAGAGACTTATCACCGGCATATTTAGCCGGAGCCATGATAGCGCGGACCTCTTTAGCTAAGATCTGCTCGCCTGTAAGAGGAGTCTCGTCCTTAGTCTGCGCCGGATCTACTACGGGAGTGGTAGCACACTGGGCGCCGGACATTTTCTCAGCCTCGTACAGTCTCTTTTCTGTTTCAAACTCTTTCTGTAAAGAATCTACCTCGTCCATAAGAGCGTTAGCTTTTTCAACGTCTTTATTTTCTCCGTCCATAAAGGACTTAGCCTCCGCGGTTTTTGCCTGGATCTGAGCTAAAATTTCTCTCATTTTCTTATTCATGATTTTATTCCTCACTTTCTGCGTTTTCTGCATTAAAAAAGGACTCTACGTTTTTCACTCTCTGAGCGAATAAACGAGCGTCCATTTTTTCTAAATCTGTATTATTTTTTGTACATTCTGTACTTTTTTCCGGATTAGTCTCCGGATTTTCGATTGGTTTACTAAATCCAATCGATTTATGCGCGCCGGCTCGTGGTTGCGCCGGTACAGCTACGAAAGATAATTCGTAAGCCTCTTTAGCACCGTGGAGTAACATTTTACAACGGCGTTTCGATCCTTTAGCGGATCCGTCCTCTATCGTATACTCATGTCCCGGCCAATGACGACAATAATCTTTCATATTGTCAGTACCGCAAATATTACAAACCATTTTCTCGGGTACGGTGGAGGTCGAAACCTCTTTTTTAATACCTCCCATAATCTCGGCGATAAGATCCTTATTAGACTCAGTCTTAATCATATAGATTTTAGCGATTAACTCCGTATGGAGTTCTCCGAGTTCGGTCTGTTTAGTTGTGTTCTGGACAAGTTCGGTATCGTAAATACGGGCGATCTGATTATCCGCCATACGTCTATGATCCTTTAACATGGTCTTTCCAGGATATAACTTTTTAAGATCCTGTAAAGCCTTAAGGTTAAACGGCATATAATTACGGTCGTCCTGTTCATTGTCTGCGATAGTTGCTTTAAAAATAAAAACGTCCTCCGCGCTAACTGGACTCAGCGTATATTTATTGATTTTTTTAAGATCCGTGTCGGTTACTTCTAACGGAGATACGCTCGCGACCTTACAAATTACGCCGGGGATTGCGTCGGGATCGTTATAATCGACTGCTAACTTTTCATTAGACATTATTTTGACCTCCTCTCTCATTATTTTTATGGATTCTCCGGAGGTTTTCCCGGATCATCATTAATATATTGAGTACCGGCCAACTCGACCGGGATACTCGCACCATTACCGAGGAGTTTATCTCCTCCCTCTTTAGCCTCGAGATCGAGCATAGCGCGCGCCTCATTAGGCGTATAAATAAAGCCGGCCACGCCTTTACTCAGTGTATCGATCTGAGTAGCGAGATCGGCTCTAAGGATAACGGATACATTAAATTTAAAATGATATCCGTTAGCGATTTCGTCCGAGGATAAGAGTTTATAAGTAATCTCCTCCTCATATTGCTTAATAATATATAACAGAGTATCCACGTAAAAACTTAACTGTTGAGCCTCTGCGGACGCGTAAGACGACTTAGTATAGTCGCCGATCTGATAAGGTTTAATACCGAACGCGCTCGCGATCTGTAACGCGGTATACTGTTTTACCTCAATAAACTGATTATCGGCCAGTTTTACGTTAAGTGGAGTAAGGTTAAATCCTAACGGGATAGGGATAATATTCTCTACGCCCTCGTTAGATAACTCACCTTTAGCGTAAGCCTCCGTCATTTTTACGAGTTCCTGAACGTTAGCGTCGCTAAGAGATCCCGTATAATTAAGTACGGCTTTAGCGGTAAATCCGCTTGAATACATTTTATTAAGCATTTTCTGAGATTTAACACCGCCTCCGATTGTACCTTTAAGTTGATCCTGGACGGATACTCCGATTATACCGTCAAGAGTATTACTCGACTTAAAATGTAAGATCTCCTCAGATCCAAAACGATATATCCTACCTCCTCCGGAGTATAAGTAATATAAATCCGGTTGATCGGCTAAGATCTTAGCGTCGTCGTATAACACCTGGACGCTACTAGACGGTAAAATCCATAATTTCATTTTTTCACCGGCTCCCTGGATCCATACGTAGGCGTTACCGTAGTGATTGCGATTAAACTCTACAGTGGACCAAAAGCTCGTACTCGTCATATATGGGTTAGGTCGATCATGGAGTAGATAATAAAGAGCGTGTTTACGAGCTGTCTCCACGCCGTTTTTCTCGTTATATTTCAGTAATTTAAGAGGTAACTTACCAATCGCCTCACTTAATACTTTCATACACGCGAAATAAGTTGCCTCGGATAATACTCTCTCATCCTGGTCCGGATCAATTCCTAAAAATTTATAGAGGTTATTTAACTCGATCGTTTGGCGGTCGCTTTTATTAAACAAAATATTAAAAGCTCCTCGTAATCTTTTAACAATGTTCATTATTAGCGCCTCCGATCACTTTATTTCTAGCCTCTTTTGTCGCGTTATACATAGATTTCCTAACCTTGACGCACATACTACCGCCATACCAAGATTTACATAATTTATTTTTATTACATTCATTACAATTTTTAGGCTCCATAGTGTCACCTCCTTAATTTTTATTCCACCCCATGGCCTTAAGATATCGGTCTAACTCGGACTCGACGTCCACCACCTCAGAGTTTTTATTTTTCATCATGCAAGCGTGAGCGTCGACGCAACTATCAACCGGATCAATACGTTTAAATCTTTTTCCCGGTTTCTTATCTACCTTAATCTCGTCAAAACTATTACGAACGGTCTTAGCATTGAGAAACGACCACGTAAGCAACTCATTATTAACGTTATATTCCAGATCCTCAGATTTAACGAGTAACTGGATATCGACCGTAGCGTCGTTGAGTGACTTACACGACTGTACAATCACGACCACAGGACAACCGAACGTCTCGAGATCCGCTAGGATACCGTCCGCGTTATGAGGATCGATACCAATGCCTAAAAAAGTAAGATCGTACTCCTCTTTTATACGTTTAAGGTCTTTTATGATAAATTTATAGTCGTTTTTAAAGTCTCCGGATCCGCCGGTTACGGTTATTAACTCCATACTCTCCCATAAATCGTACGGCGCTAAATCCGTCTCGATATGTTCCTGTAGACGTCCTCTAGGCATAAAGGAGTGAGAATAAAAGTAATACTTTTCTTTTGTATCTCCGGAATCAGTAATATACTCCTCCGGAAACTCGAGAGAGTAACTCGTTAAGTCTCCTCCGCTCGATAAGTCCAAGCCTACCCAACAACTACGCCCCCTCATATCCTCGAGAGTACGTTTAGATCCGCATTTTTGCCATTTATCCGCCTGGATAAATTGATCGTCAGTATTTTGTACCCACATATTAAGAGACTTAGTTAAAAAATCTCTAAGATCGGATCCGCCCATATCCTTAGCGGTCTGAGCGTCTGTTTTTAAGATCTCGAATTTTTCCGGATTAGAGGCTATAAATGGATTAGCCTTAACCCAATTAGACGGATCCCAAATATCATCAAGAGGATCAAGACAATAAATATCAATAAAAAAATCCTCGGCGGTACTGAGTCCACGGAGGATTTTAATAGCGTAATCGTCCATTTCTTTACAGAAACTATTTAGATTATCGCCTCGCGTAGTAATCATAGATACAAGAGTCTCGTCTAAGGCTCTTGTACCGTTATACAACGCTTTATATATTTTGTTGTCCCTATGTTGATGGATTTCATCGATTGAGGCGTAAATACTACGGAAACCGTCCTCTAAGCCGGCCTCTCGACTAAGAGCCTCGATTGTACAATGTGTCTCGAGTGCGTCGATTGTAGATTTATAATCCTTAACGTCGAAATATTCGCCTAGATCTGGATCAATCGTAATAAACTTACTCATTTCCTCCCATGCTAGGCGCGCCTGTCTTTTTTTCGTCGCTACTGTAAAGAGTTTACCGTAGTAGTAACCTCCGAAACCGGCGATATAAGTACCCATAATACCATTCTCGAACGTTTTACCGTTCTGTCTCGCCATGCTCTTATAACGTCGGCGAAAACGGCGTTTATTATTAGATACTTTAAACCACCCAAATGTACAACCCAGGTCGAACGCCTGGGAGTCTAATAATTCAACCGTTTTAGGTTCTGATCCCTCGGCGATCGTCAACGTCTCGGCGTACTCGATAATTTCGAGAGCCTTAATCGGATCATAGTAGTAAGGAAAGTCCTCGCTCTTCTGTCGTTTAAGGTCGTTTAAATGACGCTTACACGCTAATACGTGTAACTCTCCGGCCACAACCTTACCGGATACGACTCGATTAGCGTACTCAGTAACTCGATCGTAAATCGGCGCGTATCCATTACCCATTTACCGCCGACCTCTTTTCAAATTTTTTAAACTTATTCGTTGTAGGAGTTTCCTTTTTGGCCTCCGGTACGACCAACTTACAACGACTCGAGATAGATAATCCCAGGTCGTTAGCTGAGGATCTACACTGTTTAAAGTACCTCTCCTGGATTTTGGCCCAAGCCTCGAATTTGAAAGGATCCGCACGTACTTCTTTTTTTCTCATTTGTTTAACCGCGTTAATATAAAAATCATTAGCTACGATATAACGAGCCAAGGCGTCAACGTCTGTCTCACCAAGGATATTGAGTTTTTTAAGCTGATCCGCAATCTTATAAAACTCGTCTTTTTGCTTTTTAGTTAAATAACCAGGAGCGATAATATTATCCGTGATTGGCTTAATTTCTCGCGCCTGGCGTTCCTGGATCTCGGCTTTTGTTAAATGTTTAGATCCTCGAGCCTGTACTACTTCAATCGGTAGTCTTTGTCCGGCCATATTATCGCCTCCTTTCGTACTTTAATTATTTTCCTCTTACAAAAATACAACCGCCATAATAACTGTCTCCACAACGTTTAGCTACTTCCTGATCTACTATAACTCGTTTATATTTACCATCAGAAAAACGGATAATATTCTTACCGTATTGTAATAATACAACCGTATGAATTGGATTTCGTTCTTCAAAAAGTACCATGTCGCCCCTTTTTAATGCTTTTTTAATCGCCTTTTTTGACGGTGATTTTTTAAAGGTTGCCGGAGATCCGGATAAGATCTTATTAATCGCGGTCGTGATTTTTTGTAAATTGTATTTCGATCGTCCTTTCAATCCGATATTTTTATCGAGGTACGATTTACAATTTTTAACCGACTTTTTACAACCAGAAAATCTAAGAGCCATGTAAAAAGCGACAAGGCTACAACCATGTCGCTTAATAAAATCCGATTTAAAATGATATTGGGACGGTACCGGTACCACTCGGCCATTATCTAACTGAATACGGTACGGATACTTAGTTTTAGTCTTTTTATTCTTATTTACTATAATTTTCATAAAATTATTTCCTTTTTATATTACCAAGTTTGTAATCGAATTTAATATTTCACACTTCCAACCTGTCGACTGATAATAATTAAATCTACATTCTTTCCAACCACAATTTGACGTATTATTAAAAATTATATTTCCCTCCGCGTCGTATATTTTAAAATCTTTTCCATTATCGAAATTGAATTTACACGTAAATTCATTAATACCGATAAATGCCGACAAGGTACTACCATACATTTTATTTAATTTAATATAATTACAATTATTATTCACTAAAAAATATTTAGGTAATTTGGTAACATAGTTTTCTTCTGTTGTCAAATCTATTGATTCATATGCGTTTAAATAATCATTAGTCTTATCTATCGGATGTACATATCCATTATTAAAAATTCCTCTATAACCATATACACCTCCTCCGCTTTCTGAAATCGGAGCAATTATTTGACCTGTAACTGTATCGTCAATATCAATTTTAGTAGTATAAAACTTATCAGTGGCTATAATTAAAATATATTTAGCATTACGAGCTTTTAATATTTTAGACTGCTCCGCATATCTAGGAGCAATAAAAGTACAATAGCTTGTACCGTTTAAATAAAAACCGCACTCTACACCCTCGAACCCTACATTATACGCTTTAAACTGGATTTCACTACGACCTTTAGCGTCTGCATATATTCCATACTTACCGGAGGCTAACCAACCTCCTCGGATTATATTTTCATTACAATATCCGTCATTGGCGTCAATCTCGATCTTAATACAATTTTCTAATGAATTTAAAAATTTAAACGATAAATCACAATACGAAACACTGTTGTTACTGTTTGAATTGCTATACATTCTAATACATGTACCATTTAAGGCGCTAATCTTCGTAAAAATAAAATTAGAGCGAGAACAATTAGTAATTAAAATCGCCTCATCAGTTCCACTATAAATAATTTCACCGTAAAGATAAAAATTAAAGCGTAATCCGCTAATTGTGAGCGTTTCCGATGTCGCGTATTTTTTAAATGCAAAGACCGGTATATTATTTTCTATGCCGAAATTTATAGTATTTATAATAGCTTTTGTATCGTCTGTAACACCGTCTCCAACGGCGCCAAACATTTCTGGAATAACATAATCTTTATATAAGAACAATCTAGCTGTATCCGTTAATTTAGAAATCTCTAAAGATTTATCCTGTACCGTAGTAGTAGCCTCCGGGTGATCGTCCAACCATTTTTTAGTATACTGGTTAATAACTTCGTCTTTAAGAATAAGTCCGCCCTCATTTAAAATCTCTAAATCTTCTCTTACTTTTACCATAAGAGCGTAAGTATCCGCCGGTACGTTATCCATATATGTATAATCACTCGGTATTTTACGTTTTTTAACCGGAATAACTATTTTTTCAAACGTTTTATATTTGCCATTTACTTTTTCACATAAATGAGCAACGATATTGTCAGCCTTTTGTAATAAAACGTTAGGTATGATACTCTTAATAACTCCATTTGATAACTCAGACTGTACAGGAATAGCCTCTGTAACCATACGATTACTAAAAGCAATTACCGGAGCTTTCGTTACTTCAATGCCTACAATTTGTAATTCTTGGTTTAAATCCCATTGATATACCGAGTCCGTAACATAAGATCCATAACTTTTAAATTGTGCTTTAATCATTTGTATTTTCTCCTAACTTTATCGTGGGGACTTTTTGCTACAAAGAACTCCCCCTGTACCGTTATCCCCAAGAGGCTCCGTAGAATTTCTACCACCCCTACCCTTTAGGATCATACGATATATTTTTCTTTTTGTTTTATTTGTTATAATTCGATCCTCTATTACCTTTCTTATACTCTCGTCTCCTCTTAAAGCGATCGTGTCGCTCATTATGACAGCGAGTACATAGTAACTCGAGGTTATTATAATCCAATCTTAACTCCCAACCATCGGGAGTCTGTATCGGTTTCTTATGGTGGACCTGTGTAGCCATAGCACCGCACACCTCACACCTATAACCTTTATCCTGTGTATACTTAGCGGATAGCGTACGCCAATCCAAACTATTATAAAATCGTACATACTTAGGATCTCTCCTCTTGTTATACGCTCTATTACTCTTTAGCCTGGACTCTTGTAATCTTGTCTCTCTCTCAGCCTCTACGATAGGAGTACACTCCTTACAGTAAGCAGATCCATATGGGATAAGATTACCGCACCTATTACACGCCTTTAATAACATGGCTATACCTCCCCTCTATATTTAGCCATTAGAAAAGGCCCAGGTATTACCCTGGACCTTATCTGTATTGGAGGCTTTAACCGAGTGGACAACCTCTCCTCAGATCGCCACATTAACATAGTACACTATACACCGCGTAAATGTAATGACTACTTACAGCCATGTTTATGTTATTGTAATGCTAATACTTTGATTGCCTCGCTATATAACCTATATACGTGACGTATAGTATACCCCTCGTCCTCCGCTATAGTCTCGAGAGTCTTATTATCGATAAAGAAACTTTCTAAGACCTCACAATAACGAGGATCCTCGAGAGTATCTATCTCCTCTAAGATCTTACGTTTTAAATTTTTACTTTTACCTTTTAATCGCTCTATACGCTCCTCGAGTTCGATCTTATCGGATAATAACTCCTCGATCGTAACAGGAGTACCGCCTCGAGGCATACCCGAGTAATTAGGCGATTTTACGGACTTTATTCTTTCATTCAGGAGTAAAAGTTTTTCCTCGAGGCGATCTATACAAGCGTTATTTTTCTTATATCGCTTTAAAGAGCGTTTTTTCTTTTCGATCTCCTGGATCTCTAAATCTTCCATAATTGCACCTCCGAAAAATCGGATCATAACAAAATAACAAAAAAAATTCGCTACTCTTATATATATACATATATAACATTATTCCTTATATATTATATATATTTTCTTTTAATTAAAGTAATAATTATGTTATTGTGTTATAGATATATAGATTTTTGTTGTTAATCAAAACTTACATTTTATATTTTAAAATGCTATTATGATTTACGGAAAACAAAAACTATAACACAATGCTTTTTCAATTCTGTTATATACCTTGTTTTTGTTATACTCGATTTTTTTACAATTTTTAGTTTTCGTTATGATCCTCGTTTTTGTTATGATTCTGTTATACTTTTTGTTATTCGATTTTTATGATTTTACAATCATCATTTAATAACCAATTTAAACTTACATGAGATAACTCGGTTAGCGCGCCCTCAGTATCTTTAAATAAAACAGTATTGCCGAAATAATAAATATCTTTTGTTTTCTGATTAGTAAATCTAAAACCTTCAAATTTTTTCAATCCGAATTTATAACGAATTAAAAATAATATTAATCTATTTATCATATCTCTATCTCCTTAATATGCGAACCAGTTAAGATCGTTAAGGTTACTCGTTACAAGTACGTCCTCGATTGTGATTAATTTACCGGACTCCTTAGCCTTAATAAGTTCCATATCGTCATTGTAAGCCTTATTATAATAAGCGAGTTTCTGTTTGAAATTCTCGGCTCCGTTAATAATAATCTCCGGACCAGAGTTACCCTGTGTACGGATCTTAACTGCCATAAAAGCACGTCCCCTGTTAATACCATCCTGTACAATTTCTTTAAATTCTGATTTTCTCATTATCTAACCTCCTCTTACTGATTATTAAGTCTATTTAATTCATTAATAACGTGTCGAATAAAAATATCGACCTCATAGTTATTATTTTCGGCGGTACGTTTTAAATCTTCGATAATATACTCAGCCTCAAACTTTACAGACTCTTTATATTCCTTCTCAAATTCTTTTTGATTATCAATCATAAATGTAATACCCTTTCCGCGATCTCTTGTGTACGTCCTTGATTCCAATAATTAGTACCAATATAACCACACGTACGACGAGCGACGTTCATTTTATTTTGATCTCGATTTTTACAATTAGGACACTCCCAAATCAATTTACCGGAGTCGTCCTTGACAATCTTAATCTCTCCCTCGTATCCGCACACCTGGCAATAATCCGACTTAGTGTTTAACTCTGCGTACATAATGTTATCGTAGATAAATCGAATCACAGCTAACACGGCCTCGATATTATTAGTCATATTAGGGACCTCAACGTATGAGATCGCCCCTCCTGGTGATAAGGCTTGAAACTCAGACTCGAATTTTAATTTAGTAAACGCGTCGATCTCCTCTCTTACGTTTACATGATAAGAATTAGTAATATAGTTATGATCTGTTACTCCTGGGATCACTCCGAAACGCTTTTGTAAGCATTTCGCAAATTTATAAGTCGTAGACTCTAACGGAGTACCGTAAAGACTAAAATCGACGTCCTCTTTTTCTTTCCAACGCTTAGTAGCATTGTTTAACTCTCTCATAACCTTAAGAGCGAAATCCTTACCACCTCCGGTATGACTCTCTCCGGTAATCGCCTTAGTAGCCTCATAAAGACCGGCATAACCTAACGAGATCGTACTATAACCACCATTCAAGAGTTTATCGATCGTCTCGCCCTTTTCTAATCTAGCCAAGGCGCCGTATTGCCATAAGATCGGCGCTACGTCGGACGGTGTACCCTCCAAGCGTTTATGGCGATACATAAGAGCCGGATAACATAGATCTTCTAATCTATCGTTAAGAATATCAAAAAATGTTTTTCTTATCGCACTTGGATTATATCTATTATCCTTATAATTGCCAACGAGTTTTACCGTAGTAAGAGCCACGTCTACCAGGTTAATAGTAACGACGCCCTGGTTAAATCGACCGTAATACTTTTTACCTTTTACCCAGTTTTTAGCGTTAGCGACGTTCTCAGTCGTACGATCCGGAGTTAAAAAAGATCGACAACCCATACACGTATAGACGTCTCCTTTTAACTCTCGCATGATCTTAGCGCTAATATAATCCGGTACCATTCTCTTAGCGGTACACTTAGCGGATAACTCCGTTAGGTAATAATATTTAGATCCAGGCTTAACGTTATTTTCATCTAAACAATAGATCAATTTAGGGAAAGCCGGAGTAATCCACTCGCCGACCTCATTCTTAACGCCCTGGATTCTCTGTTTAAGTACCTCGTATATGATCTTGGCTAGATCGTCACGGAGTACACCCTCCGGTACCTCGTTAATGTCCATAAATATTGTAATAAATGGAGCCTGGCCGTTAGTCGTCATAAGAGTAACTACCTGGTACTGTATAGTTTGTACTCCCTTAACGATATCTTTATGTACTAAAGTCTCTATAAACTCGTTCCATTCCTCTACGGATAAGTAATTTAACATATTTCTATACTCGGCCTTAAACTTTTCTCTCGAGGACTGTACAAACGGCGCCAGGTGAGCGAGAGTAATACTCTGTCCTCCGTACTGGCTACTAGCTACCTGGGCGATAATCTGAGTAGCAATATTACACGCCGTACTAAAAGTATGAGGTTTCTCGATCAAAGTACCAGAGATAACCGTCCCGTTTTGTAACATATCCTCGAGATTTACCAAATCGCAATTATGCGAGTGTTGCGCGAAATAATCCATATCATGAAAATGGATAATACCGGCGTCGTGAGCCTCGACAATCTTTTTAGGTAGAAATACTCGCCTTGTAAGATCCTTACTAACCTCGCCGGCCATATAGTCGCGCTGAGTAGAGATAATCGTAGGATTTTTATTACTGTTCTCCTGTTTAACATCTTCGTTCTCACACTCAATAAGAGTAAGGATCGCGTCATCCGTTGTATTTTTATTTCTGATTTTTTCTCGATCATAGCGATAACGGATATACTTACGAGCGACCTCCGGACTACGAGATCTCATAAGACGACTCTCTACGGTATCCTGGATCTCCTCCACGCTTACCGCGCGACTCATACTCTTAATAGTCTCAGTAATACCGGTTACAATATCCTCGATTTCTCGATTAGATAATCGATCTTTTACGTCCACCTCCTCACTAGCTGAGGAGATAGCGTTTTTAATTTTTTCCGGAGTAAATTCGACCTCTACTCCGTTACGTTTAATTACTTTCATTTTTATCATCTCCTAATATAGTAACTAGAATTTCAGAAGTAGCCTCTTTAACTGCTTTAGTTCTTATTAACTTATTAGCTAGCTGTTTTCCGGCCTCTTTTATAATAGCGTCTTTATGTTTATTGAATAACGCTGTAACTTCTTGTTGTACTAAACGATGTATTACATTTTCATCTGAGTAATAACCTCTATCTATTCCTAATTGTTTTTTAATCTCTTTTATTACAGTGTTAGACGCTTGTTCCTCAATTCTTTTTCTAATAGCATCATCATCAACTGTTACACCAAACTGTATAATATGTTCCATTTTTTTTATCACTCCTTTATAGCTTTTCCATAAAGTACCTTTTACCGTCCGACTTTTGTTTTGGCTTTTCTTCAAAATCAAACTTACCGACCACCTCTTTAAAGAAAGTCTTTTTACCTGTTATATTAGAGGACTTAATACCGGATACTTTACACCAATCTACAAACTCGGAATAAAGGACGTCTCTAGGTGTAATTAAGAAATAATCCTCGTTGTACTCTTTATCGTCTATCCAGGATAATACCGTCGAGTTATCCGCTTTATAAGACTCGAGAGCGTCTACTACACACTGAGGCTCCGTAAAACGACCTCGCTTAATAAGTCTTTGAGCGCCTCTAATACCAATATTAAGTAAATACGAGAGTGCCGTCGGCTCTGTGATTTTATCTCCGATCATTGGATCGTAGTCCTCGTCGTCTACGCTAAATTTTGCGTTAAACGGAATAAGTAACCAACGCCTATAAAACCCCTCGGACTTATCGAACGATCTCGGAATAGCGTTAGCACTATAAATATGAGTCGCGTACGGCTCGATCGTGTAAGGTCGCTCTCCTTTTCGCTCTACCATGATTGCATTACCAGAAAACAACTTTTTAAGAGTACCAGTATCTTTAAGAGTGACGTTATCCACGTCGTCTCCGATATTGGCTAACTTATTCTCTAACTCAGCCGTATTAAATCGATCCGTTACCTTTTCCAAGGCGATAGCTGAATAATTACGAGGTCCTAAAAAAGCCTTTATAAGATCCAGGATAGTTGATTTTCCATTACTACCAGATCCATAAAATAAAAATGCTTTTTGATAACGATTGTGTTTTAACAGTACAGCGCCTAACATTTCCTCAAAAAGATTAATAACCTCTCGATCTCCACAAAATACACGATTGAGCGTTTTGTCCAGGTCCGCACAATACGCTGACGGATCGTAAATAACAGGAATACGATCAAACTCAATGGCCTCTGGATCAAACTCTAAGCAAGTACCGGAACGAATATCGAAACGCGTATTTTTAAGATTGATAATGTACGGATTAACTTTTAACTCGCTCGCCTGTACATGAGTTTTAATTCTTATATACGCTAACACCTCGTTACGCTGAGTCTGTTTAATAGACGGATATAAGCTAATCATTTTATTTTCTATGATCTTATCGTCCGCCTGGTAATAACCGTCCTCATAGACGTATAACGTACCGTTAACTTCGATAATTTTAAACTCCTGGATTAATTGATCTCCAAACTCGTTATGACTCCATCCGGCTTTTTTTTCTTCTGCTTTCTGAATCTGTTCCGCGATAACATCGTCTGGTTTAAAAGCCTCGTCTCGACATATAGTCGCTATCTCTGAGTCTGGTAATGGATCAGCAAGTACATAGTCGTTAATAACTTCTATAGTCTTACGGATCTCGTCTCTAGTAAATCCTTTCGTTTGTAAATACACGATATAGTTAAACAACTCTTGATTACGACCGGATCCCTCGCCCATATCCTTAAAAGAAAACTTACCAGACGGCGCCGATACTGAGTACAACCATTTAGGTACTACCTCTATATCCTCAGCTTTAACCTTACGGATCCACTCTCTAAGTGCGCCATCCTGTTTAATCTTTACATAGGCGTTACGTCCTCCGGCTTTACGATCGCAATATATACCGACGGCCAGTCTATTTTTAATAAAGTTTTTTGGATCCTCCTCCGGAGATTTAAACCAACAATGGATACCCCTCGTAGTTTTCATTACTTTACATTTAAGACCTAAACCGTCAACGATCTTAAGCATAATCTCAGCGTCGGACGTAGTATCGAAATCGAGGACGACGTATCCTTTAGGTACTATTACGGCTACGTTATCAAATAACATAGCCTCGGCTTTAGTCTTAGTACCCTGGCCGTCTTTAAATCCATGAGTAGGCGTTTTACCGTCTAAAATTATATATTGCATTTCCTCAACTCCTAACTAAATTTAATTAACTCGTCCGCATAAGGTAACGAGTCGATCCACTTCATAAAGCCGATAGACCACTCGTCTACTTTATGATTATGACGGGATCCGTAGATATTATAGAGAGTTTCATAGTTAAAAGTAATTGTAGCTCTCATGTTATAGCCATGAGGTAAATTTTCGATTAACGCTCTCCAATAATCCTTATCTTTAGTCTCGTTAAATCTAACTCTAAAAAATTCCAAGATTTCGAGAGTGTTTTCTACGTGACCTCTAACCTTAGCGGATAATCTAGGATCTCCCTTATTGATAAGAGCGTCCGTACCCTCATAAGAAAAATCTGATTTTGTAAACGATTTAACGTGTATTCTGTGCATTTTACTACACGAATTACGTACCGTAGCGACTTTATAAGTATCAAACTCCGGCCACCAAAAAGACGGCGCTACAATATCTACACAAACAAAAATTTGTCTCATAAATTTTCTATGATCCGATCCGGCTTTAATAAGTCTCTGAGCGAGCTTAAGATCTTTAGGTCCAATCGCAAAATAAAAACCGTTAAACGCTCTAGGATCATGGTCGCTATGAGAAATAAAACTATCTGATTTATCCCAGGAATTTAAAGGATTTCTCATACCTCTAAGAGCGCCTTTAAAATTCATAACCTCAGTATTTTCAAACTTAATCACGCTACCCCCTCCTTTAATTCTTTAATACGTCTCTCAATATACCACTTAGCCTTATTAAGATCCTCAATCTCTTTATTAGGATCTTTTTTACCGGCTCGGCTAATATACTTAATAGCGTTGCCTAAACAAAAACCGAGTTTCTTATCCTCGATAAAGTCGATAACCTCGATCTTACCGTCGGTATAGTGAGCCGGTCTATTTACCGGATCGTTTGTGGTATGATCGAGTAAGTAAAATTTCGGACAGTTAGTATTATCGCAACCCATACAACGCTCGTCTTTACCGTCTTTTTTAAATAAATCACAATTCATATATGACGCGTACACACTCATTTTATTACCTCCATATCTTACCGGTTTTCTTATCTTGAAACGTAATACGTCCCTCAATACGAAACCCGGCTAAATCGCTAATATAAAAGATTGTAGCGAGTAACTTATCTAACCTCGCTCTATCCTTTCGTTCTTTAGTTACATTTTCCAACGCCTTAAAAGCCGTCATATCTTTACAACCGGAGGCGTTTAGTTTTCTTTGATCCATATTTAACTCCTTTCCGGTCGTCCACTCAATTATTAAACACCCAGGATCTTACTAGCGATCATATCCGCCGTATGAGTATATAAGACGTTAGGATATTTCTCGATAGCTTTACCGTAGTAATCCCACAGCTTAGTATCTTTCTCATATGCTCCCATATGCCAACGGATACAGGCTACCTCCTCCTTAGTGAGGGCAAAATATTCAAGTAACATCATTACTGACTTATCACCATGACCGGGGATAATCATATTTGAATTATAAATATATTGATCTGTCTCAAAGTCCTTAACATAGTTATCACATTTACAAATATCGTGAAACATACCTACAATGTAAGGACTCTCCGGGCGCTCCCAGGTAAGATCGAGTTTTTCGGTTAACTCTACGAGAGCCTTAGCCGTTAAAAAGCTATGGTCGAATAATCCACCCTCATAAGCTCCGTGGTAAGTGATAGACGCCGGAGCGTCGAAAAATCCTAAACGGGTTAACTCTAAAAGAAAGCTACTACCGTTAAATACTGGCATAAAGTTTTTATACTGTTTAATACGATTTGTTTTATTCATTCTATTATGTTCTCCTTTACATTAAATGACCCCAACACTCGACTACTTCTTTTCGAAATTTACGATATAACTTTTTAAAATGTTCATCATTAGTAAAGGGACTACAGTCCGGACATACCAATTTAAAATTAGATTTAGGTATTAAATAAGCCATTTTAAAATGATTATTAGTAGTATCCACCCATAAGTTTATCCCTGTATTATCCATAAATTGATAAATAGTATTATTGATAATCGCCCACTTTGTAAACCCTCTATCATTTGCTAATTTCTCAATTTCTTTTTTTTTAGTCATTGGCTTAAATCCTCCACTATACTAATAAACTCCTCTAAGGTATAAGGTGAGTAATGTAATCCTCCAGATTTCTCAATTCTACGCTTATGGATCTTTTGGTCGTCTTGCATATCGTTAGAGCCGACCTTTAACTCGAACGCTACAAAACGACCGTTTATACATACTATGAGATCCGGCGCACCTTTAGCGGTACGCCCGTCTCCGTATTTGTTTATATGATAGATCCTCTTACTTTTTAAATACTCGATAGCCTTATCCTGTAATTTTGTCTCCGGCTTTTTCGCCATGATTAAAGATCTAAGTCGTCCAGGTCGTCGCTCTCGTTTGTAACCGGCTCCTCTGGCTTAACGGCTTTAGATCCTCCGAAACCGCTCGCGGTAGTATAATCGTTAAGTCTTACCGTAGTAGCCTCAGTACCGGCTTTATCTCCCTTAGTACGTGTATAAGTCTCATGTTTAACCGTGGCTGTAATATAACATCCTACAATATCCTGTGTGTCGATCTCGTCCGCTTTGAAATTATTAAGACAAGTACGAGCAAAGTAAGACCACGCTTTTAAAGCCCCCTCGTTAAGTTCTCCGTTAGATTTCGTAAGACTAAAACGCTCGATATGAGTCTCACCTTTAACAGTCTGTAATTTAACCTCGAGTTTACCGAAATCCTCGTATTTTTCGTCGTTAACCTCCATTACCTTAAAAGTAGTAACTCCCTCTGGAATAAGTGTAAAAGTGCTTTCGCTTAATTTCATTTTTGCCATGTTATTAAATCTCCTTTTATAATATTTTTATTACATATCTACTCCCTGGATAAATCCGATAACCTCGTCGTCTGGATCCAATACCAGGAGATATTTAGCGTCCACATAATCAACCTTAGTCTCAACCTCGACCTGGGCGAGATTATAGTCGGCCTTTTCAAGTAAACCGAAATCGGCGTTAATAATGCCTACCTCGATATAATCTCCGGCCATATCCTCTCCGGAAAATACTCTAATAATATCGCTCGCTTTACCGTCTGCGTTCATCAGTACCGCATTAGTTAACTTGACCTTATCGTCGATATCTGCGTTAACTAATCCCTCTACAAGAGTCTTAACTTTTTCCGATACTTCTCCGGATCCTAAGAGGTTAACAACTCCGGCCGGTACTTTCATACCTACACCACCGCAAACAAGCCAACGAGTACCGTTATCTCTCGTAAAAATTTGTCCGTGAGTTCCTGTCTGTTTTAAAAACTTTTCAAATTTCATAATTAAACCTCCTTAAAACATATCTTTAAAATATTTATCCATACGCTTGTTAGCTTTACCGGCGCTTACAATCACGCTTATAACAATTAATATGTATATCGCTACCGCGATAATCTCCGGTAACAATACCAACCACCAGGACCAAGTGACTTTACCTAACAGTTTCATAATTACAAAAATAATCGTTAAAATTTCAGTTAATCCCATTATTTCGCCTCCTTATTTCATGTACTCACCAATTATGATACGACGAGCCATTTTTAAATTATCGTTAACAACTGATTTCTTAGGTGTGGGAGAATAAGCTCGATACACTTTATCTCGGTTTTCCCATGAATGAGCCTCATTATCCTTGGTTAAAGCCTCGTTATAATCTCTCTCAAAATCTATTAATCTGTTTTTCTCCTCCTGAGCCTCTAGTATTAATTCGATAGCCATATCTAAGCGATCCATAATTACACCTCCATTGGTGAGATCTTAATAGAGTAAGTATCCTCTTCTCGTACCGCGTAATCCTCGTAAATTTTATCGGTTTTCATAGCCTTTTCGTTAACCTTACGCTTAACCTCTACGCTCTCGGTAACATACTTAGCATATACACCGGCTTTTTTCATACGATCGTAAGAGTCGGCTGTAAGAGTGAGACGACCCTTAGTCTGAGTACATACGTAAGAATATTTTTTACCGGTTAACTCAGATCTCTTACCACCCTCCGGGATCTCTTGACTCATTAACTCACGAATCTTTTCGTCGATTGCTTTTAACGCCTTAATGTCTGCCTTATAACCGGCGACTCTCTCCTCAGCTTTAGCCAACTTATCGGCGTTACGTTCTGTCTTAGCGTGGAGTTTTTCGGACTCCTTAATAAGTTCCGCCAAACTCATAAAAGTAGGATCATTAACCTTTTTTTTAGGAGTAGTCTTAGGTAATTCAATCTTCTTAGTACGCAATACTTTAAGGATCTCAGCGTCCTTTTTCTCGTCAAACTCCGGAGAGATACCGGTTAAGACGTTTTCTCTCCAAAACTTCATAGCCGGATCGATATAAGACTCTTTAAAAGTTGGATACTCCTCGGATACCTTAAACTCTACGACTACAGTATTATCTACGGTAGGTACGAAAGCCTCCGGATCCTGGTAATCCTTATCCTGTAAGAAACTACAAGTCATAACCACATTATCGAAACCGAGTAAGTACGCGTAAAGGCTCGCCTGTAATTTATAATAGATCGGAGGCTCGACCTTACCGTCTACGCCTTTCCAATCCTCTACTCTCTTAGTAGTCTTAACCTCGACTACGAAATCATCACCCAGGAAATCCCACATACCGCCGAGTCCCTCGGAGTCCGGGAAAAAATCGCCCCAGGTCTTACGGAAATAATTCGGACCGTACACATCTGTTGGACTTTTAATATCCATAAAATAGCGATCTCGTAAATAGTCACATATCTTAGGCTCGATAACTTTACCGGCGGTAGTATAAATATTATCCTCGAACGGCTCCTCGTAAGTCCTTGTCATTTCACACCAAGCCGAGAATGGAGTCGACCATTTATTAAACCCTAAGATCGAGGCGAAACGAGTCGCCGTAAGTTTCTTAGGTTTTTTAGGCGGATCCACCTTAATACGTCCGTCTTTTAAAAATTCCATAGTTAAAGCCTCCTTATCCTTACTCTGTAGTAACACCGATCTTAAGTCCGCGTTTACTTTTTTCCTGTGGGACTTTTTCCGGAACCTTATCAATATCCTGGTTTCCGATATGAACCACCTCGGATCCTATAAAATTAATTGTTGCGCCGTTATTAATATCTGTTACAACATTCCAACCGGGTAACAGCTTATCGACGCTATACGGTAACTCGCTAGTAAAAGCGAGTCTTAAACCGTTCTTTAACGAAATAGCGTTAAGATACATCGTAAAACCTCCTTGTATTATCGAATTTTCGTTAATTACTTTTAAAAAAATTTACTCACTTATCTCAGCTACAGCGAGAGCCTGGATCTTAGAAAGATACACACACCTAGCCGGGAGAAAACAACTCTTTTTACCATTAACCAGGTTTATAAGAATCTCGTTCGGAGTACGTAACGTACCGTTATAGATCCATGAGTCTACTTTATTCGTCTTAGCATTAACTGTATAAACAGTATCCCCTACTAACATAATGACTTACTCCTCCGCGATCTTATTACCAATATCTATAAGAATATCCTCGGCCTCTGCCTTAGTTACACCGGCCTTTACTCTCTTAACAATCTCACGGATATAACTGTCGTATTTAGCCTCTAACTCCGCCGAGAAAACAACTTTATTACTATCCATATAACGCGCTCTCAATTTTTTAAGACCGTTACTAATTGCGGTACGCTGAGTCTTAGTAGCCTCGCCTCCCTGGTTAATTAACTCCTCTTTAACCTCCTGGCGCTCCTCAGTAGTCGCCGGTCTATTAGACTTTTTAGTAGTTGCCTTAACTGGTTTACCCTCCTCGCTGATCGGTTTATCCGTCACGGCCTCGATAGCGTCCGCCTCAACAATATCTAACATAAGCATATATAAATAACGTCTTACGTAAGTCTCGATCGCTCCGAGTTTCTGAATTGGATTACTAATTAAAGACTCGTCCTCTCTAAGTGGAGACATAAACTCGATAGTTTCGTCTGTATTATCCACGTTTATAAGTGTAAGAGTTGCGACCTCTGTACCGAATGAAATCGGATCAATCAATCCTAATTTTTCAAAAATAGACTGCTTTACTGGGATAATATCCTCAAGTGTAAAATACTTAAACTCAGCAAATCTATTTTTACCGGTTTTCTTAACTTTAGATTCCAGGAATAATTTTCTCGCTAAGATCAATTTAGCGTGAACATTTAACTTTCTAATTTTCTCCTCACCCTCTGTTAATTCAACGGGCGCTGATAATGTGCTTTTTGTTGGCATAATGACAACCTCCTTATTTATTTTCGCGATCTTACGAGCAACCGTAGGATCTATATTTATATACTTATCGATACGTCGTTTAGCCATATCGATATAGTAATCCAAGTCGAGATTCGCTACCGTAAGCGTATTCTCGTTATCTATGAAACAATGATCCGGACACTCAGATATAACAGTCTCAGACCATACCGGCGGATCGACTGGAATCGAATCCATTTTACCGGTAACTTTATTCTTTTTCCTTTTCTCAGTAATCCACTTACCCTTAACTACTTGGCCGTATCGTGGATCTTTAACGGCGTATACTCTGTTAACCTTTTGGACTTCCACGCGTTCACCATCGACGTAGTGGTAAGATCCCTTATAAGATCCCCCTGTCTTTATAATCTGTTGGAACGCCGTAACGTCGGTACATTCTCGGATCGTAACCTCCGGATCTATTCCTTTTACCAGGTTATCGACGATTGCTTTATGTATGATCTGTAACGAGTTAGTCTTAAAAGTACCACCCTCGTATAGAGAGACGTAACCGCCCTTAGTTTTAAAGTGACCGTCCTTATAGATACCGATATAATTATTAACGTCCTTTTGTATTACTTTGTAAAAATCATCTCGCTCCATAGTAAATCCAGTAAGATCACACCAGGCGGAAACAATTCTCTCAGATAGATCTACCTCCTTACGGTCTATCGTAAACATAATACCGTCGGTATTAATATTAACGAAATCTATCGTCTCACATTCTTTACAAAGGTCTGCGATTAAAATACTCATAGCTAACTGATTAGTAATACATACGCTACGACCTCCCAGGCGATCGTTAAGACCATTCCCTTTAGCTAACATAGCACCGTAACACGTATTTATAATAAGTTTAAGGCTCGACTGTTTAGCGTCGTAGTCCAGGTACTCAAGTATCTGTTTATACGTCTCCTCGTCTGTACTTGATTTAGCTTTATCTTTATTAAAGAATGTATTACCGTTAATGTCCTCCTCTAAAAAATCATGATACCAGTTAGCGCCTAGTTTACTCTTTATCACTTTATTAACCGCCTTAGCTTTACCCTTAAAGTCGAGTCGTAACTCTACTAATTTACGATAAGCGTCCGGATCCGCCATAGATCGAGAGGTATATCCAAAATTTATCATACTATTAGGATATAGAGATCCTACGTCCTGGTTAATAATTACTCGATCCTCCGTCTCCTCAATAATGACACAAGGTTTCGCACCGTGTACGCCACCCCAGGCGTAACTAACAGGACACTCACCACCGGAACATTTAAGTATTAAATCGAGAGTCATACCCTTAGATCCTTTACCGGCTCCGAATAACTTAGCGTCTGGGATCGTCTTATCTCTAATCTGTAAGAAGAAATCAAGAACGATTTTAGGGATCCTCTCCGGATCCAAGTTAGCCGGCAACATATAATCTCTCTCGTCCGATCTCTCGGTATATGTAGCTTTAAGGGCCTCCGCTGATAACCTGGCGTTAGTATAACCCAGGGCGTCGAGAGGATCGATCCCGTAGATACTACCGGCGAGGATCTTAGCGTCAAGATAGTTCTTTTTACGTTCCCAGTAAAGACGGACCGTAGAGTCTACATCGTATTTACAGTAGCGTATAACCTCCTCCAATTCTTCCGGAGTAAGCGGTCTATCTATATCGAATGGTACCGAGGACTCCACAATCGGGAGTTTAAGATTTCCCTCGATTGCCTTAAGACTAATGCCAGGATCCGCTATATCGTCTCTCAGATCAAAAGATTTAAACGGTTTTTTCTTATATTGAATAAAAGAATACTCCCACGGCTTACCGCCTCCGATAATAAAATCGTTACACCTTTTAACCTCTATCGGATCTCCGCCGTTAATCATTACCATAACTACGTAGTCGTCATAATGCTTATTATTAAAACCTCCAAGAATATCCGGAGCGTTATTAAGGAACTCTCGTAAATGGTAATTATCATTATGTATTACTGTATACGGTGATCCCTCCTCTGGTCTCCTAGCTACTACGATCCAATCGTAAGCGAAAACCTCAATATCATATATATAAATATTCATTACGGCGGATCCTCTCCCGTCATATCATCGAGGCAACACTCGCAAATATCGCCGTCGTGGTCGTCGTCCATAATGCAACCGCACACTTTACAATATTTCATATTACTACCTCCACTTTACGAATTTTCGTAAATAGATTTAAAAATTTTAGTGGCTATAATACCACATTGTTTTTTAGTATAGTTTGAATATTTACGGCGTACTCTATCGTATATAATCCTATATGTTTTATTTTTCATAAGATCGTCTATAACCCTCCATATATCGAGTAAAGAGAGCCTCGCTAAAATCTGAATAACCGGATAACGCTCTGTAAATATCTACCTCAACAGTTCCCTTAGTTAATAGATGAATATAACTACACTTATTAACCTGGCCCGTTCTGTGAATACGATCTCGAGACTGTTCTAGTGTATTGGATCTTAACGTAGGCTCGTAATAAATAATTGTATCACTTGCGAAAAGATCGATACCGGCGCTCGCCGTCTGATACTGACATACTATAACGCGGATCTTTTTATCCGACTGAAATTTACGCCATATAGTTTTATCCTTTTGATCGCCGTCTAAGGTAATATACTTAATTTTCATTTTCTTAAGTAGTTCTCTTATCTTAGCGATTGAGTATTTAAACTCAGCGAAAATAACAATCTTTTTATCGTCCTCGTATCCCTCGAGTAATTCTTGTAATATACTTAGTTTCTCATTTTTTACTTCCTTGATTTCGCCTGTATCTAACTTAATATGGCCAGAGCATAATTGGCGTAACTTAACGAGACGACTTAACGGATTTTCGGCTAATATATCGAGATCCAATATAGCGGACTCGGTAGCAAGTTTTTTATAAAGTGTTTTCTCCGCCAAATCGACCTTGATAATCTCGTCCGGTAATTTATCCGGTAGATCTAAACAGTCGATTTTTTTAACTCGATAACTATACTCGCTAATAATATCCTGTAATTCCTTAACATGAATATAACTACTTGGTTTATGGTACATATTAAGAATACAATAACGATCTTGAAAGGTTTTATAAGATCCGCCAAATATTCTCGAATATGGATAACCACGCTCTAAATAAGGATCCAGGAAACAATATAAAGACCATATGTTTTCTAGCTGTCCGTTACTAATCGGTGTACCTGTCAATATATATCTATAATCTGATAACGTCGCAATCTTAAGTAAAAACTTAGATCGACGGCTCGTCCTATTTTTTATAGCGTGCGCCTCGTCTAAAATAATGCAACCCCATTTTTTATAATATGGAGATTTTTTATCCCCTCTCCAAACCTTATCGTAGTTTATTAGAGTAATACCGTCTTTAAGGATCTCCCGATCCAGGGCGCCAAATAACTCTATATCTCTCTCCCAGGCTCCGAGAGCCGACTTAGGAGCAACTATTAAAGCCTCCTCTATATAGCCACCCTTTAATAGATCTAGGATCCTAATCAGTCCGACCAATGTCTTACCCGTACCCTGTTCCATAAAGAGAGCGAAATAATTACTCGACCTCATATAAGATAAAGCTATCTCCTGGTGTCGATATAGTTTAATCATTCTCAGCCTCGTAAATAAATAAAGCCTTATGGAGTTTAGCTAAGAAAATCGTAAAACTAAGTCCTAACAGTTCGCCACCTGGTCCCAGTTTATCGATCTCCTCGTCTACAATTTTAATACCGATCTTACGAAACTCCTCCGGAGTAATAGTAATTTCAGATTTTTCTTCCAGGTTATCCCCCAGGTAATCCGAGTGATCCTTCGAGGTCTCCTCGTCTGTCACAACTTTACCGAGATCCTCGACTAATACTTTTCTAATCTCTCCGTCGAAATCAACAATAGCAACCGGACGATCTAAAAACTTTACGTCCTTAATAATACCCTGTTTAATTTCTCCATGTTCAATAATAGCGACTCTATCGCCCTGTTTCATTGTAATTTTTTTAATCACTTTAAAGCCTCCTTTTTTACTCTCTCATAATAAGGATCTGTATTATAGATCCAACCATTAGCATAAGCGAGTAACCACAAATATAAAGCGCCGATACCATTAACGATTAGCGCTAAGATCCAACCGTCGCGAGTTAAAACATCTATTAATATCACGAATAAGATAATGTTAACTCCGGCGATACACGCTAAAGTTTCTAAAATAAAATTCTTAATTTTTCTTTTCGTTCGTTTTTTCATTTGTCCCATTCATAAATATTTTACTTAGTACATTATAAAATTCTCCGGCCGTATCTGGATTTACTCGGTAGCCGGTTAGATCGTCCTTTACCGATCCGTCCGCTAATACGTGGATTATTTTCATTATTTTACCTCCTCAAACAATTTCTCGAGCGGTAGATCACTCTTAAGGATATCCTTAATCGCTACGGCCTCTTTAAATGTAAGAGGAGCCTTACCTGTCAATTTAAGACTCAACGTACTAACCGTACAATGTATACGAGGATCATTACTCATGATAGCCAGTGTAGTTTTAGTCCTGGCTTTTTCTGCCTCAACGTTAGGATACATACTCTCACCTCCTAAATTTGTATTCCGGTAGCCACCCAGTAATATTATATTGGCTATAAATTGAATCTATGCGAATTTATCGAAATTCATTAACGATTTATTGTTAATTGTTTTTGAATTTTCGTAAATCACATTTACAAGTATAACCGAATTTTCGATAATGTCAATACCATTTTTGAAATTTCGATAATATTTTTTAGCTTATGTAAATTTGTTTTCGATTTTTCGAAAATAGTTATTGAAATTTCGCAAATTAAGTGATATGATATGTAATAAGAAAGGAGGTTATTTTACAAATGACGATAGAGAAAAGATTAAAAGATCTTATCTTAGATCAATACAGTTCTATACGCGAGTTTACTTTAAAAATAAATATGTCCTACTCTACGTTAGACAGTATTTTAAAAAGAGGGATCCAAAACGCTACGCTATCAAATATACTAAAAATATGTGACGCGCTACATATTAGCGCTGACGCATTAGCCAATGGGGAAATCGAGTATACTACTAATCCTGTTAAGAACGAAACTCATGAAGTAACTGAAATATTGGCTAATACTAGGAGAAAACTGTTAGCCGACCACGCTTTACTATTTAACGGTCAACCAGTAGACGAGGAGGCAATCCAAGCGATACTCGACGCTATGGAGGTGGGTATGGAAATCGCAAAAAGAAAAACAGAAAAAAAATAACACATAATCCAAGGGGAGGGGATTAATATTATTAATTATGACGTAATTGTAACAGACATCGTTAAAAAATACGGTACACGAAATCCGTTTAGAATTGCTAAAGAAATGGACGCTATTGTTTTAAAGGTGCCACTAAAAAGAGTAAACGGATTTTATCATAGATATTTGGACCAAGATTTAATATACATCAATGACGCTTTAAGCGAGGAGGAGCAAATTATAGTATGCGCTCATGAATTAGGACACATGGTTTTACATCATGACATTGATAGTATTTTTTTAGACAGTCCAGTAAATACACCAGGTAAAATCGAATTGGAGGCTAACGCTTTCGCATTACAATTATTACAAGGTGATTTGAATTTATCCAATGATATACCGTTAATAGATTGGAACGCGAATAATCTCGCTCTAAGACGTCGTGTTAGATTTCACTCAAACGGTTAACAAAAACCATAACAAAAACCATAACAAAAACTAGGCGTGTAACAAAACGCGATTTTCATACCATAACAAAAACTTTGTTTAAAAGTTATTTCTGTTATGGTTTTGTTACACATTTTGTTATCGAATTTTCAAAAACATTTTTATTATAACCGAATATTCATTTTTAAAAATCAACAAAAATATAGGTATCTATCTACTACTATAACATAATTACATTTTTATTATTAAGTTAATATAAATATATAGATATATAAGTAAAAATGTTAGAGAAAATAATATTATAAGGAGTTAGTAATTTTTTTGTTATTTTGTTATGTTAGGAGGTTTTAGAATGAAAAAAATAAAAGTTGGTATTTACATTAGAGTATCAACGCAAGAACAAGCTGAGGCTGGTTACTCTATTCATGAGCAAGAGGAACGATTAAAAAAATATGCCGAAATAAATAATTGGATCGTCTATAAGGTTTACTCTGATCCAGGTTATTCCGGAGCTAAACTCGATAGACCGGCATTAACTGAAATGATTAAAGATATTGAAAAAGGAAAAATACAAAAGGTACTTGTATATAAATTAGATAGACTTAGCCGTCGTCAACGTGACACACTATATCTAATCGAGGATATATTTAACGTTCATAAAGTAGATTTTGTAAGTATGACCGAACAGATCGACACAGGATCTCCTTTAGGTCGTGCTATGATCGGTATTCTCGCGACATTCGCACAATTAGAACGCGAACAAATTCGAGAACGTATGCAAGTAGGACTTGACGCTAGAGCTAAAGAAGGATTATTTCACGGAGGCGGTTACGCTCCTATCGGTTATGATTATATAGACGGTGAATTAATCGTGAATGATTATGAGGCGTTACAAGTTAGAAAAATTTATGATTTATACTTAGACGGATTACCTATTAATGCTATACTTAATTTTATGAAAAAACATGGTTATACTAAAAAATACGCTGATTGGAGCGACTCAGCTATAAGATCCGTATTGTTTAGTAAAATTTATACAGGCGTAATCGAATGGAAAGGACAAGTATATCCTGGTAAACATAAACCTTTAATCAGTTTAGAAGATTTTGAAAAAGTCCAAAAATTGAGAAAACAAAGAGCTTTAGCTACACCTAAAAATAATAGAAATCCGTTTAAGCGTACGACTCTATTAGGTGGGTTAATATGGTGTGGTAACTGTGGAGCGAGATATTACGCTAAACAAAATACCGTAAAACGTGGTAAGACTACCGATCCTAATAAAAAAGCATTACAGTATTATACGTGTTACTCTCGCGCTAAATCTAATAAGCGAATGATTAAAGATCCCACTTGTAAAAATCCAAGTTTTAATACTCAAAAGCTAGATGCCATTATACTAGGAGAGATCCGCAAACTTGCAATAGATAAGGACTATTTTAACAATATAATCGAGGGATCAGATATCCAGGATCCGGAGGCAAATATAACAGCCTTAAAAGATCGTATTAAAAAAATAGATCAACAAATTAATAAGCTAATAGACTTATATCAACTTGGTAATATAGATTTCAATATAATAAATGAGAAAATCGAAAAACTATCTAAAGAAAAACAAACAATCGAGGACGAAATCGATAACTTTAATGATGTTACTCCAAATATGAATATAAACGAGGCTAAACGTATAATAGCAAGTTTACCGGAGATCTTAGATAACGGAGATCGCGAACAAATAAAAAGCGTCGTACACAGCTTAATAGAATCTATATTAATCTATGACGACGCTATCGAGATAAACTGGAAATTCCAGTAAATCTCGTTTATTTATTTTTTTATTTTTGACAGGCAACAGATAGTCTCCACGTGAGTAGAGGGTAGCTGTTGCCCTATCTTTCTTTTTAAGTAATATCAACGATTACAGGTTTTTAAATTTTCCATAATATGTTATGATAGAAAAAATTATGGAGGGTTTATACTATGAGAACAAAGAAACAAAAAACGAAAAACAAATACTCAGCAAAAACTTATAAAATAACTTCACTCATAGCGTATATAGTAAGTGTGTTATTTATAATTATAGGTATACCCACTTTCGCAATAGGTGGATTCTTTTTAGTAATAGCCGGAGTCTTTATATTTTTTCTAGGCTGTGGGTATAAAAAAGAATACTTATCTATTCTTTCAGAAGAAAATAATAATACCACAGTGAGAGAAAATTCGTCAATTAAAACACAGCCAATTCAATCAAACACGTTGAATAAAATTGAAACTCATAAAGTCGCCGGAGTATCTTTTCGTGAAAAAGAAATACTTTCTATCATACCAGAGAATGACGCTTATGATTATTCCCGTAAAGAGTTAATAAATTTGGGATATTGGAACGAACGTATTTATAAATACGAATTTAATACAAACCAGGTTAAATTATTACCCGAACCAACTAATCCGCATGATCCTAAAGCTATAAAAGTTATGATTAATGATATCCACATCGGTTATATAAAATCGGGATCATGTTCACATATTCATAATCTTTTAAACGAGGACAAAATATTAAAAATTGATTGTGAAATAAAAGGAGGTAAATATAAATATTTAAGCTATAACGATATTGACGACTCTTATCAGCTAAATGAAAGTGATTCACCAATTTTCGTACGTTTGAAAATATATATAAAATAAAAGAAATTAGCCGAGTTTTAAAATTGACTCGGGATAATAAAAAAAGACCCAGGAGTATAACGCCCCTGGGTTTTTTATTCTGTATGATATTTATTTTATAGAACACCTCCTAGACGCACTAGGAGGCTCATAGAGACGTTTTAAACGATTACTCGATAACTCGTTAGGTTGTTCACGAATATTCGTTAACAGAGGCGTTTAAACGCGTTCTGTGTACTCGAGCGCAATCCAACCGGCGCCACTCTTAAGACGTCCCCAAGTATAACCGTCCGCTACCTTAGTCTCTACGATCGTATAAGATCCGGTCGGACAGTATCCTACTTTATCGTAGCTAGTACCTGGCCCTTTACGGATATTAAGATTTTCAATAGTGACCCTTACCACAAATGGAGTATTGTCAGTATTCGGCGTAGGATCCGGATCTACGTTTCCTCCACTCATAGCTTTTTTAACGTCTGCTCTAAACGTATCCATAGTATAGGATAATCCTAAACCTTTCCATAAATGATCCGGATCTCCATGATTAGACGCTACACCTTTCGCGTGGCCCTCTTTGTGAGAGATAATAGCTGTCGTAGGATTTAATCCATACTTTTTACATAAGTATGCGAAAAGTTCTACAGCCGTTTTATAAGTACCTTTAACCTGGGCGATTGCTGTCGCTTTATCGCTACACGTAAAAGTAGATCCACTCGTATATTTAATACAAGCCGGCTCTGTCATTTCTACACCAATGTGAGTATTATTAGCGGATCCGCCGGCGTGCCACCCTCTCATATTCCAAGGTAAGCACTGATAAACTGTACCGTCAGCTTGTAATACTCCGTGGACTGCTACGGTAATACCGGACTTATTCCAGGAGTTCGCGAATACCTCCGCACTAGGCTGAGGACAAGCTACGGAATGTAACATTAATCCTTTAACAGTAATTGTCTTACCCTGTTTGTAACAGTCATTTTTTACACTTAACTTTTCAATAATTTTCATAGTGTTAACCCCCTTTGATGGTAACGCGTCGTACTGAGTGAGATTATATTTTTTGATAATATCACACACCTTATCGACATATTTAGTATCAGTTGCATAACCGCCTTTCTTAATTATTCGAATAGCGGTTTTATAATTACGCTCTCCTTTGAGTCCTTTATAACGGAGTTTAGATCCATTTTTAGCACCCAATAAATAAAGAGAGTGATCTTTAACGCTAGTTTTAATATTTGGATATTTTCTAAAATTAGCGGTAACGTAGTAGTGTTTACCTTTACCGTTATCCTCCTGAGTTTTTTTAGCATACTTACTCTTACCGTCCCAGACGCTCGTCCATGTATTACCAGAGAGATTACATTTCATACCAAAAAAGTTATTGGCTTTCTGTGCAAGTTCTGATTTTCCATAGCCGGACTCGAGGATCGCCTGGGCGATAGTAACCGAGGCTAAGATCCCACTCTCGAGCATATCTTTTCTAGCGATTTTACCAATCTTTTTTATAAACTCTTGATTACTCATAGTCTTTTACTCCTTTTTTACATCCGTTTTGTTATCCCTTAATTGAATCAAAGTATCTTTTAATTTATCCGGAATAGGTACAAACTCGGACGCGTTCTCTAAAAGTGAGATACCCTCATTACATAAGAAAAATGTAATCGTAACCTCTCTAAGTGGAATCACGTTTCCCACTACCATTTGAATTATTACGGCGGTCG